CTTTGCAGCACCGTAGGCATTTTCCATTGCGTGTTGCAAGTCCTTGTATTGGTTTTCCAATTTCTTGACTTGTCGTTGTGAATATTCTATTTGGTCGTTGATGTCTTCATTGGTGTCAAACCACTTGACAAGCATTTCTGTGATACCAAAAACAGCACCAGCAACCGCGCCATAAGTACCACCAAGTTTATATCCAGCCTCTGCTTTGTCAACGACACCAAGAGCATCTTTTAATCCTTCTGCCGCTTTAGAAACTTTTTCAGCACCCAATCCGTCTGCAATACTTATGATAGAATCGGCAATTTCCTTAACTGCACCAGAATACTTTTGGATAGCACCAAGTTTGTCACCAAGCGTCAACTTGCCTACTTCATTTTGTTCTTTTTTTAGTCTTTCAAGTTGCTTTAAGTATTCGCCTAAAGTCTTGTTGTCTTCATCGCTAAGAATACCATGTTGTTGTGCTTGCTTTTTCATCAAGTCTTGAATCTTTCTATTCAATTCATCAATATCTGGTTGATATTGTTCCATGCGTTGTTTTGCTTCGTCCAACATAATAGACCAAGCCGCAAAAGGATTGTCTTTCTTTTGTTCCTTTCGCAGTTTACGCATGGCGTTGTTTAACTTGATGATTTCCTTTGGGTCGAGGTTTTTTGCAGCACGTTTGTATTCCCAAAGCCTATCAATAAGCATTTGCAAAGCCTTGTTGGTAAGGTTGCTCAAATCACCAGTTGCGGTAATCCAAGTAGCCGACTTTTGGAACTCGTCAAATTCAAGTTTTGCCAAATTCCTTTGTTCTTTAAGGTCGATGGCGTCAAAGATTTCTTGACTTGCTCCGTGCTTTCTTGCCGTCTCACGTTCTTTCTCGGCTTGCTTTTGGATTTCAGTGCGCTTGGTTTCATATTCAGCGTACTTTTCGAGCAACTTTTGCCAATCCGAAATGGTTTCCTTTGCATCCTTTGTATATAGGTCACGGGCTTCCTTTTGCATTTTTTTAATAGCATCAATGACGTTGCTATCCAAAGCAATCCCAGTTGCTTTTGACCATTTGTCAATATCATCACGCAAGATGTCAAAAGTATTCAACAAGTCTTCAGGGTCAATATCAATGCCTTCGCCAAATTGAACTTTAGCGATAGCCTTATCAACTGAATCTTGCATCATATCAACTGCTTCTTGAACAGTCTTGGGAAATCCCGTAGTGTCAATACCAAAGGCTTGAGCGAACATATCGCCCAATTCGGGGTTAGCGTCCAATTCGATACCAAGTTCGTACTCTTCTTTCAACTTGTCCAACTCGTTGTTCAGGCCTTTGGTGATAGCCTCAAGGTCAAACTCCTTTGCTTGGACTTTAAGTTCGTTGATTTTTACCTCCAAGTCCTTGATTTCAGTAGGCTTTGCCTTTCCAGATGCAACCAAAGCATTGAGTTGGCTTTCAAGCATATTCAGGATTTCCCTTGGATTTGCAGCACCAGCAAACTTTTTGATGTCGAATTGTACCAACCCGAACTTTTGAAAAACCTTGTTGATTGATGCAGCCGACTTTTCAAAACCAGATGTTGATATTTCAAGTGCTTCTGCACGACTTGCACCAGCTTTTGTTAATGATTTGTATGCAGATTGCACCTTGTCGATGATTTGTAGTTCTTGACTTAGTGCTTTTTGCAGTTCGCTTTCTGCTTTTGCTTGCTCACGTCTTGCGGCTGCTGCACGTTTGTTTGCCGCTGCTGTGGCACGCCTATTTGCTGCATCTTCGGACTTTGATTTACCACCCTTGCTTTCTGCGTCAGCATATTCTTTTTCCGCTGCGGCGCGTTCTTTAAGTGCGTCTTTATATTCATCATCCTCTTGCTTTGTCCTCTTTGAACCCTTTGCCCTAAGTTGTGCGATTCTTTCATCCAATCGCTTCATCCTATTGTAAGCATCGTTCATTGACTTGTCTAGGTCTGTAAGTGTGTCATAAACACCTTTTCCGTCACCAGTGCTGATTGTCAACTTGATGAATATATCCCAAAGATTGGCACGTCTAACCCAACGATACAAATTGTTGAACGTGTCATCTTGCGACAACTTGTTTTCCTTTGCGAAGTCGTTAGCCATCTTGTAAACCCAATTAGTCCATTCTTCGCTTGAGTAGTCAATGGCTTTAGTGCCGTTGTCGGTCATCTTGTTGTACATCTTCCGCACCTCGTAGCTGTGTTCGTCATCCATCCACTTGCAGAATTGTTGCCACAACACCCTACCACGACCATTGTTTTGATTCCAAGTTGCAAGTTGTGCTTTGTCGCGGTCGTATGCTGATTTTATTGCGATGCGTGTCTTTTCGTCCTCGGCATCCATATAGGCTTGCCTTTCCTCGGCAATTCTTGCCTCTAATGCTTGTTTTGTTGCCTTCGAACGATAACCCTCCCATTCAAGTTGGAATCTCATCACATCCTCAGGTTGCCATCCTTGCTCTAATCCCTGTGTTATGATTTTATTTCCTACTTGGCCGAACAATTCATTGATTGCATCAACATTTGATTGCCAATTCTTTTTGTCGATGAATTGTTGTAAAGATTCGTATGTATCATCAAGGTTTCCTTTTAGTGTTTTTAATGCGTGGTTTGGAGACTCCATTTGGCGCTCAAACCATCCAAGTTCGCCTCCAGCCCTTCTAAGTGCATCGGAATAGTCTTGTACATTTTCACGCAAGGAGTCAAATCCAAGACCGAGGTTCCACCATGCAGAAAAGTCTTGTTGAATAAATATTTCCTTATCACCAGCCTTTTCTAATGCCGCTGAAACTGATTTTATTGTTTCTAGGTAATCAAAACTTGCGCTTAGTCTTTCGTTGACGTTCTTAATACTCATCAACTTTGAAATGAATACGTCACTTGCTCCTGATGCGGTTTCAATTTCCTCTTTGATGGCATCCCAAGTCTTTACTGCTTCTTCGTTGCTTACATTACCCTCAATTCGACCACTTAGCCTACCTCTGATATTGTCGTAACTTTCAAGGATTTTTTCCAAGTTTTCGACATTTTCTTTTGCGTTTTCTTTAAGTGACCTATTGAACTCTTTGATGCCCTCGCTTGCATCATAAAAAGCCATACCTGCGCTTACAACAGCCGTAGCAAGCAACATCCACCAAGTCATTGGTGAGGTCACCAACTTTAATAGACCGTTTCTTATTGCTGATAATGTCTTTGTTACCCTAGAACCAGCAACATCAACGGCAGCAAGCGAAAGACTGACTTTTTGTGACCACGAAACGTATGCGATTTGTGCGATTTTTACTAAGCCAAAAGCGATTGCTGTGTTCCTTATTGCCGCTGAAATGCTATTCCACGACTCAAATAAAGACTTTAAGATTCTAAGAGGCAAAGACAAAAGGCTTTGGTGTGACTTGCCGATTTGGTTAAGCATATTGTTTAACGCAAGGTTCAAGTTAGCCAACTGCACCTTTAGTGTTCCTGCCTGTTTTGCTTGGAAGTCAAAGAATTTACCACCTTCATCCGTCAACTTGTTAAGTACCGCCATAGTGTCGTTGTATGACACCGCTTTCTTTTTCATGCGGTCAAAAACATCAGCAGTTGACACAACCCTTCCTTCGAGTTCTGTGTAATATTTAGCAAGTTCTGGTACGATAGCAAGACCTGCATTGGCAAAGTCACGGGCATCACGGGCCGTTAAGACCGTCTGTGCGCGAATCTGACCAAGGTTGTACACCAGTCGTTCCATCGGCACACCGAGTGCGGCGCTGATGTCTGCAAGTCGTTTTGTGGTATTCACAACTTCTCCTGCCTCGAAATTGTATGCAGTCAACTGCTTGGCAGCAGTACCCAACTCAATCAACGTGAACGGCGATTTGATAGCCATAGCATTCAACTCGGCAAAGATTTGTGAACCCTTTTGGAATGAGTTAACCAGTACACCAAGTGACCTTTCAAGCAACTCATATTGACCACGAACCTCATAGAGTTGCCTTGTGAAGTTGGTTACCACACCGATAGATAATGCGAATGCAAGTCGGTTTTTGATGTAGTTGAAAGCGCGCCCCAATGCATTGTTGGATTCCACCAGCTTTGCATTTTTACCCAATACCTCACTTTGCAATTTTGACAATCGTGCATATTCAGCATTAAGTTGCGAAAATTCTTGGCTTGATGTTGGTAATGTCGCACGCATTTTGCTGATTGCCTGCATTTTTGAACTAATTTGGTTAAGACTGATTTCTGGCATACCAAGAATACCAGAAACGGTAGTTGGCATAGCAGCTTTTACTCTTAACTTCTCAACCTTATCTGTTACTTGTTGAATTGCGTTTTTGACACGATTGATTTGGGACTCGTTTAACAAGTTTGTGCCTTGTGTTTGTTGTAAAAGTTGCCTTAGCCTACGCAATTTACGCTCAGCATCTGCAAGTTCATTTGTGGGCATGGTCATAATGCCCTGCATGCGTTTTCTTGCATTTTGTTGGTCGAGTGTAGTCTTGGGTGTGGTTTGCTGTTTCAACAAGTTTAAGTACTGAGACAATATATTGACCTGCTTTTGAAGTTCATCAGTGTGCAACTTTTCTTGGTCAATCTTCTTCTTTTGAAGTTCGATTTGTTCCTTGAGCCACTTGATAGTGTCTTGCGCAGCACCACTACCACCAGTACCACCACCGCCATTACCGCCTGCGCCAGCGCCTGCGGCTGCTCGTGCTGCTTTTTCGATAGCATCGGCAAGCACCTTGAAAGACGTACCTAATGCAGAGAAAGATGCTTTGATTTCAACTGACTTTGCTTTGGCGATATTACCAAAATTATCGAGTGCAGTCTGCATGCGGCCGATGTTGTTTTCAAACTTTTCGGCAGCACCTTTCATCTTATCATCAACATCTTTGACCAGCTTGTCTATCGCCTTGGTTAAATTCTCGGAATCTAGACCAGCGGATATGATTACAGCGTCAGCCATATCTTATATTTTTTTGTTTCTTGTAGTATATTTGTTTTGTTGTTCTCATCATCGATTACACCACGATGATTTCACCTGCACCGACTTTGAACTGCTTGAAGAAATCCTCGTTTTTCTTTTCGGCCTCCAATTCATCTTTGTACTTGCCCCAAGCAACCTTGTCACTACCCCTCAAGTACTTAGTGTGTGTATTGTCAACTGCCATGAATTGAATTTGTGCGCAACTTAACTTGTATAAGTAGTCATCAAGCGTGTATTGCGGGAAAGCCCTTATAAAGTCTGCGGCGTCCGCAATGACAGTGCTTCCATAAACTGTGAGGCTGTCTCCGTTGACTTCTTCTTCCGCATCAGAAGTGAATCCGTAAGCATACTCGCCGATTTTTTCAGCAAAAAAAAACCTGACAAGTCAATACTTTTGATTGCGCCAAGTATGATTGCTGCCCACTGACCGATATCGAAAGTGCTGTTCATCACTTTCATCTTCATCACTTGAATCAATCTATCATTTCTTGACATCGTAGCATCAACATCATCGTATGACTTTACATCATCTGGTGTAAATAAGTGGTTGCACAAGACTATTGCCATAATCTCGCACATTGCATCCAAGTCGGTACAAAGTGCAGTTACCAACTTGTTGTCATCATCAAGAGTTTCATCGGCTTGTTTCATTTTTAAAGCCAACTTGCAGATGCGGTACACTGAATAGTATCGCATATTCTTGACCATGTATTCCTTTTCGCCAAGCCGAACCAAAGATGGGCTATCGTTGATAATCTCAACAATACTTAACTTGGTGTCAATAGGGAAATCATCGAATTGCAAATTTGTTTCTTTGTTTTCGTTCATCGTGTTATGCCATTTTAAAATGCCAGCAAAAAGGCTATAAATACGTTGTATTGCGTTTTCGTGAAAAGGAAAGGGTGCATATAAGGGTGACCCCCTAAACGCACCCTAACACGTTTCTACGAAAACAAAACTTTTGGTTGTCTTTTGGCGAGCCAACTATCTTTTTTAGTCATCACCTAGTGTGAAAGATGCAAGGTATTTTGCAGACACAAGAGTGATGCTTAAAGTGTCACCACTGATTGTGTAAGACCCTTCGCTACCTATACTTTCTTCACCTATTCTTGTCACAACACCACCGCTAAGTGCGTATGTTGTTGATTCTGCACTAATCAAAGAATCCCCGCCAATCATTGTTGCCCTAAAGTTGGACTTTTCGGAACTTGTCAAGTTCCTATTGAACTTAACAATCAACGAAGATGCAGTTGATGAGGTAGGCAGTTCAGGCGATGTGTGGATTACTGACAGCTGGCTCGGAGTTATTCCACCGACTGGTCTGGGCCTACAATGGCGTAGGTGCGGTATTTTGTTGTGCCTTCTTCGGTGTAGGTTTCCATCAGCGAAGTAATTGAACAAGCGTAGTTCAGTGCGCCGTCCTCATCCTTCTTCAGTGTGCCTACCAGCTGGCCTTTGTAGATGATAAGTGAGTTGAATCCGTGACCAAAGTCAAGTTTCCACTGCTTTTCTACAGAGGAAATCTGCGTTGGCGCTTCGTATATGTCGTTGGACACTGTGCCGCCGAACAACTGTGTCAACTCGTTCAACGAGTAGTTTGCTAACTCGAAGTTGATGGTTACAGGGTTACCCGTGTACTCGATGTAGAAAGGAGAATCCGAAAACTCGGCATCAATACTGGTGCTTTCGGGCTCGTCCTGCGTGATGGTCAGACCTTTCAGTACGCCAGCAACATCGGTATAGTTGCCAGATGTTGCACCAACATTACGATAGCTGAGCATCTTCGCTTTCAAAGTGGTTGTTGCCATAATAAACTCTAAATTTAGAAATTATACTTGTTAATTAACTAATAAAGACTTGAAAAGATTTAATGAACGTAAGATAGAAATTGTTGGCATTGCTTTGTTCGCTGCCATCCATAGATAACACGCTTGTTTCAGAAACGTGGTATTTGGCATTTGCAGGGGCATTGGCGGCGTTTTCAATAGCCGTGTTGATACCTTGTTCAAATGCAGAATATTTTTCCTTGTCGAGCCGCCCACGTGTTTTTGTGGGTATGTAGGCAGTAACATAACACCTTACCCATCCATAGGCATTGCCACTGAACTCGCTCGCATCGTTTATATCGCCAATGCGGATAACCAAAAAGCCGTCCTTTTCATCGCTAGCGGTTAACTCCTGCGGCTCTTCAATCGGGTACACGTTCTTTGTTACTACATTGTAGAACAACCCGTGTAGGTATTCATATATGCCTATTCTTGACTTGTCAAACATATCTAGCATTAGTAAGTTGGTACTTCAATTAAGAACTGAACACGACATTGAGGCGACAACTTTTGGTTGATGTGGTCGTACCTTTCTGCCATAGTGGTAAACTGCACCCTTTGCTTTAAGAATACGTTGTAATGCCCGTATTCCCAATATGCGTAATATGGAGCAGTGGCAGCCCATACAACCTCCCAACCATGCGTCTGCTTCGGTTGGTATTCACTCAAGAACAACTGAGCCAAATAGCGGCCGTTGACTGATTCTTTTGGCGGCACTGGCGAAATGGCATGAATGTAGGAATCTTCAAAGGCTTCGGGCATGCTGCGGTAGTACCCGTTATGCACAAGCCTGCCTTTGTGCCACAATCCCCAACATAGGCTGTCCAAAAGGTTGCCCGTGTCCTCCATCAGCATCTTGCTGCCAATCTTGTTAATTTCCTCGGCGGCATACGCTGCAAGTCTTCGGGTTTGTTCCTTGTCAAACTCCTTTTTTTTGGCCATTAGCTCCTTTCGTAGAGCATCAGCATTGAACTTTAAACGTGTCGCCATATCAACAATAACAAAAACAAAGTTTACCAAGTGTTCCTTGCCGCATATATGCTGACTCCGCCGATTTGTGATGGGTCGGCATTGTCAACAATCAAGTCGAATGTTTCACCATAACGGGTCAACGAAATCTTGTCACCCTTTCTAGGTACAATCCAATCGCCGTTTTCGTCTTGTGTCAAAGGTATGCTGATGATATAGGATGCGGTTTGCAGCGTTCTGCCCTCCTCATCACTTACCATGTGTTCATCCATCACACCCTCGTAAACCAAGACATCATAGTCCTCGTTTTCTCCCTCGACTACACGTTTGATTGTGCCTTGATATGGATATTCAAGAATTTCGCCTTTAATCATAACACATGCCCATCAATTAGTGAAACAACATCAACAATGGGAACGAACTTGATTTTCTTTCTTACGCTCTCCAAAATATCCGCCCTATCATCATTGTACATGTTGTAGATGCGGATTGCATAAGTAATCTTGTCATCTTGGTAGTAGTCTGTTTCAGAGCCAATAGTTTTCTGGTAACCATTGTGCGCTTGCTGCAAAGATGACGTACTTGAAGGACTAAGAAGTACCGCCGTGAAGATGATGTCAGCCGTCATTAATTGACGCTGCCTTTCGGTAGTGCTTGTATATACATCATCATCGGGTTCACACCCTCTATCATACGCAATCTTACGGAATGTTTCCGTGTCAAACGTATATCTCGTGCCCGCCTCAAGCCATTCAAGTACTGTCATAACCTTGCATCAAAAACTAAAAAGACCATGAAAAGATTTGCTTATATAAGTCTTGCGGTTTGCCGATTATTCGTCTGCGGTGGCAATGTTAACACAAACGTGGTAGCGGCTCTCCGTAAGTACAGTCGCATAACGACCGATAGCATCAGTGTGGTAGGACTTCAACATTCCGTTGGGAACGACCTTGTTGATGATGTACACCAAGTTGTTCCACTTGGCAAGCGACCAAGAAATGTTGTTGTTGACCTCGCCTGACTGCATCAGCTTGACATCAGCGGTCTTGGCATGAACAACCACACCTGCATAACCCAGAGGACGGAGAACAACCGTGTTGGGCTTCCAACCCTTTACGGTGCTGTAAGTAGTAATGCCTTGAACGGTCTGCTGCTCACGAACCACACGGATGGGTGAAATCTTGGAAATGCTGCTTCGGCTGTAAGCCACAAGCTGGTCAAGGGTGATGACGCTGGTGTCGAGGTTGCTAGCACCACTAGTGATAACCACAACCTTGTCAGGAGCCTCGAGACGGATGTAACGATTCACCTCTGCCACAAATGCAGCATTCTTCAGCAAGACCGAAGTAACGATGTTATAGGGAATGTCCCACTCAAATGCCATACCGTCCTCAAGACCGTTAGCCGCCTTGAAGTCTTGTTCAATCTTGCGCATTTGCTCGGGAATGTCTGCATCATTTGCTGACCAAACCTTTGCTCCTGCATTCTTGAAGTTGTCAAGGGGGATGTAGGCTGATTGGGTGGGATGAACACCGCTAAAGCCATTAGTGGTAACGACGTTGTTGTTTGCGTCGGTGTAGGTGTAGGTGTAAGCACCGCCATAAGAAAGGGTCATAGCGGCCATGTTGGAGAGTCGCAGGTTGTGCGACTTGATAAGGTCGGCGATACCACGCTGCAAGCCAAGGGCTACATCGCGGTCTGCGGGAGAAAGTTCGCGCAGGCGTGCCATAAGTTCCAACTTGGACATAGAGGTATCAAACAAGCCTTTACCGTATTGGTAAATGCTGCCAGTCTTTTCCTCCCAGCCCTCGGGCTCAATCTGCATGGTTTCCGAAAGCGGAGCCATCGGGTCGGCCATAGGAACAATGCGGCGGTTTCTTTGACGAACAGTCCATGCGGGGTTCTTCTTGGTGTCCGACAAGTCAATGTCATACTCGTTACCCTCCACGATGAAGTGTTCAGTCCAAAAGTTAGCGTTCTCGTCTAACTCAATGGTATCAACGAGAGTCTGCAAAAGACCAGTACTGCCGCCATCAAATAACTTGTTGTAAAGTTTGTCGATGGCCTCGTCTGGTGTCCAATGATTTTTATATGCGTTTGCCATATTTCGATTCTCTTTTTTAGTTGGTTAACACATTAAATCCAGAAGATTCCGTCAATGTGCGACTTGTTGTTAGCAAGGACATACTTGGGCAGCGGCTGCGTGCGCTGAATCCAAATCTGCTTGTCATACACACCTGATGCGGCATACTTGGCGTTTTCAAACCCAAATGAACCGTCGGTAGGAAGAAGCTCGCGGTTGGCCTCGTTGAATACGTTGGGGTTCTTCACAAGAACCTTTGCGCTTGCGGACTTGGCAGTACCCTCTGCCTCGACAAGAATGTCATTAGCGGAAAAGGTCATTGCTTGGTCAAGGGTCAGCTTGAACTTTGCATTGGTTGCATCATACTCAACCTTGGTCACCTTTGCTGACTGACCAGTGTACTCGCTTGTGGACTTTGTTACAGCACCACTTGATGTGTTGGCGGTGTAGGTGGTAATGAAAACCTCATCAGGGGCTTTCATCAGTACTTGACCAACCTCTGGGCAGTCGGAATAGCCGTCACCGTTCACATAGACGGTGGTGCTTGCACTTGCGTTGTTGGTGACAAGGAAAGAGCGGAAAATCAGCATACCCACTCCAGGCTTGTATTCCATAAGCTGCCCTGCCCAAAGATGACCAAGACCCTTGTTGGGGTTAAGGATGTCGCCACCGAGCAGCACATTGCGTCTATCCTCGCCATTACTATCCTTTACCCAAACCCAACGGCCATCACCATGAACTTTCTTTGCGCGTTCAAAGAAATACGCTAAATTAGTTACCATAATTTTTGCCTTTGTTTTAAGTTACTATTTTTTTGTTTTACACTTTTACTTTTGGTAGTTCAGCGAGGAAGTCCGTATCTTGCTTTGTAGTTTGTTTCGGTGCAAGCGGCTTAATGCTGCCGATTGAGTCACGAAAAATAGCTTGAAAGCGTGCGGTCAATTTCTTTGCTTGTTCCTCGCTTGTCTCGTCCACCGTAACCGCAAAATCGGCTGCATAGTTTTCCAGCGATTTGTGCAAATCCGTGCGAACATTCTTTTTCGCAAGTTCCAATACCTCTTTAGCCTTGTCCTTAATGCGCGCCTCTTTCTCGAATTGTTCCAAGCGGTCAAGTTTGGCTTGGATTTCATCTGAAATGGTTGGCTGCTGCTGTGCATTTTGTTTTGGCTTTTTGTTTGCATTGGAAATCTGCTTGTTTAATTCTTCGATTTGACGGTCTTTTTCCTCTACCATAGCATCATAAGCCTGTTGCTTTGATGTAATGCCCTTAGATGCGGCACTAAAGGCGGTGTTGAGGTTGAAGTGCAAATCCGCAATGATGTTTTCATCGTTGATGTCGGCATCGGGGTTCTTTTTTGCAAAGAAATCAGCGAATTTGTCCTTAAAGTCGTCAGTTAAAGTTTCTGCATTGTAACCTTTCTCGTCACAATAATCTTTTGCTTTCTGCAAAACATCCTCTTTAGTCATAGTTTTCTCCTATTTATCAATTTATCAAAATTAAACAACTTTGTGCAAAATTACATACACAACTATATCATTATCAAAGTCTTTATTTTCATTTTTATTAAAAAACCACATTTTTAAACAAAAAAATCACTTAAATACAAAAAATCAATGTGTTAGATAATAATTTTGCACAAGTTATTATGGCAAGGAAAAAAACCGACATAGTATTATCACCGCTTGAGGACGGCAACCAAAAGTATGCCATCCGTTCTAATGCCGACATCGTGTGTTTTACGGGAAACACTGGTGGTGGCAAAAGTTATGCGTTATACTATGCGCCGATTGAATATTTAGCCATGAATGACAATGCCAAGATTGTGTGCTTTATGCGCAACGTGTCAGACTTTTGGGGTGCAGGTAAGGTGAATGACACCCTGAAAAAGATGTACCCGCTGATTGACCGTAGCGTAAAGAAACAACCACACGACCCGATAGGTGAAATCATACGAAACCAAACCGATATGGGTATGAAGTTGTACAATGGCAGTGAAATCAAGTTCCAGCAGTTGGACAACGAGAACCCTATTGTGATTGATAAGATTGCAAAAGGTTTGCAGGCCAAGAAACTTATCTTTGACGAGTGCAATAAGTTTGAATGGCGCACAATCACGGCTTTCTTCCCGCGTCTGCGTAGTGATAGTGATGGCAAGGCACAAATATTCCTTGCACAAAACCCTGAGAGAGAATGCTTCTTGCGTAAGTTGTGCGGAAAAGGCGAACATGGTGGTGGATGGATAAATGACGACGGCAGTGTTGACAAGTCTATGGATGGCGTTGTAATGTTTTTCCACATGGTAGAGGGTGATACTGAAAAGGCATATTTTGGCCGCACCAAGCGTGAGGTGTACGAAAAGTGCAAAGAGCATATAGATGCTTTGTTGGCCGTTGACCCTGACATGTCCTATGAGGATTTCATCTTGTCGATGGCATTTTACACATTTGATGTGCGAGATAACAAAAAGATGTTGTCCAAAAATAAGGCTTATCGTGGCCTTGCTGCAAATTCATCCACCGCAAAATCGTCCTATGCCGCAAATTGGAACTATTCACTGACTGATGAGAATTTGGACATAGACGAAATGTCAAATGTTCAGTTGTCAACTACCGACATTGAACGAATGTTCAGACCAATAGACCCTGTTGTAGAAGGCGGTGAATTGCTGAAACGCCGAATGACCGTTGATATGGCAACCACTGGTTTTGACAACTTGGTGATGATTTATTGGGAGTTGTGGTCAAAGGTCGGTTGGATAGCCAAAGACTTGGATTTTTGCGTAAAGAACACGCCACGTGAGGCTGTTATACGCATCAACGAGTTCAAGGACAAACATGGGCTTTATGAAAAGGACACCATGATACTTGATGTCCAAGGTTTTGGATTCTTGCGTGATTGCTACCCTAAACAAATCTACTTTTCGGGAGCGTCCCAACCATCACAGCGCAGCAAAGGCCAATATTCGGCAATGAAAGATGAGGCGGCACACTTGGCAATGGAAATGATTGTGGGTGGTCTTATCCATTTTGACCCGAAATTGGCAAATGCACGATACACGCATCAAAACATGAAACGCATTGGTGCGACTACTATATTACGGCATTTGAAATTTGAAAGTGTGATTTTCCAATTCCACCGTACACCGAATGGCCGTTTGGTTATGTTGGAAAAGGACAAGCAAAAAACACTTTTGAAAGGAATGTCGCCCGACATCACTGACAACATCATCATGCTTTGTGGCGGCAGTTGTTATGATTGCTACCGCCTATTGCGTGATGATGCTGGAATGATGCGTAAGAAATTAGAGGCTAATGATATGCTTGAGTTCTTGAATGTCAACCATAGTGATTTGGTTGGTGATGGTATGCGTGAAAGACGTAGGATAAGGAACGCAAGCGAGGTCTTGAATATTTTGAGTTCAATATAATATTATATATGAAAAGCGTACATGACATAAATTGGTTTTTGCAGCAACCTGAAAGGTTGATGTTGATGAAGCCGTTCACTAGAGGTGGCTACATGGGTGGCCACGGATTTGATGGTACGCAAGTCTTGAACAATGAACTGATAGACACTGGCTTTGCAAACCTAAAACTCAAGCCAGTGTCACAAGATTTGTACATCACCGAGTATCGCCCTGACCTGCACCACATCATCTTGAACAAGGCTATTCCAAAAATCAAGATTGTCTTAGACGGGTATGAATTGCCGTCCAACATGATGGAACTGACGCAAACCGCATCGTTC